CTGATGTACTTCTAGCAAGTTTAATAGTAGTAGAACTTACTCTCTTAACATAATAAACACCAGCCTTTACATTATCAAAATCGTCAATAGTCTCTGTTGTAAAAGAAATGCCACTAGAGGTAGTTGTAGTAACAATAGTTACTTTTGGTTGATAATATACAGCATCTCCTGTATAGAAACCATGATCAGATGTTGGAGTAATAATTAGATTATCACCAACAGCACTACCACTGAAGATTACTTCTTTGTTATATGGATTGGTTGTTATTGAATTGTAGTTTGGAATAGAGTTGGATGCTACAATAAACTCACCATTGAACTTCTCATATGTGTTGAGAACATTGGCATAGATATTGTTTAGTTCTGGATACTTTGAAGAAGATCCTTTAAGAATCTGATTCTCTAGAGTCCAAGTAAAGGAATATTCTGATGTCTGAATATTTTCAGAAAGAACAGCATTGAACTCAGACTCAGATAGAACTGTGGTCACAGTAAGTGACCTTTCAAGACCAGTACTACTCTTAAGAGACATCCTATAACCAGGTCTTACAAACAGGTTATCAAATGTTTTTATTGTAAATGTTTTCTGACTAGAATCAATCAGAGTAAATGAAGCAACTGTCCAATTTGTCTTGACATTATAATACCAAGATTTGGACTTATTCTGTGTAGACTCTAAACCTATTGACTTAACATTGATAGTATCATCCTTCTTGAAGAAGTAAGTATCACTATTGAGTTTTAAGTTTTTGAGGGTTGTGACAACTCTTACCTGTACCTGACCACTAGGTGTATCAGAATAACTATAATCATTGAGACAGATATCAGTCTTTGAGTTAATTGCAGTTGTAGCAGTAGTAACACCTAAAAACTGTGTTAGTGTCTTTTCAGAATATGTAAGGATATCTTCATCACCATCAATATTAACTACTGATAGTGAACCAGATGCTGGAAAACTTACTGTGGAATCTACATCTAGTACTGTTGATCCAATTGAAACACTATTAAGAATTTTAGTTTTAGGATTTGGTTCAAACTTACCATAGATTGAACCCTCTACATCAATATCTCTCCTATAACCATAGTCAATAGCAATCTGATAGAAGTTGCCTTCATTATAATTAATCTTCTCTACATTGGTTACAGTTCCTCTAGCACCAGTTCTATTCTGATAGAACGTATGATTTTTCAGTTCAAGAGGATTACCAGAATATCCTTCAACCACATAGTCCTGTGTGATTCTATAATCAGCATCAGATGGTTTGATCAGGAACTTGCTGGGTCTAATGACCTCTACATCAGTACCATACAATGCTCTGAACAAAATCTCAAATGACTGATCTGTTCCTTTTGATTTATAAAAACTATCAGCAGTGAATATGAAATTTCTTTGATCCAGCCCAGAATAAAGCGTTCTCTCTGAGAAACCTGGAATGAATTGATTTTTAATTCTCTTGAAAAACTCTTGTAAGAATCTTACATTGAGATTGTAGATAGTAGAACCATCTACATGGTCTGCAGACTCCGTTTGCTTAAATGTGAGTTGATCAGGGGTATTAGTCCCAACATAGGTTGTAATGCCACTGAATCCCCTTGTACACCCCTCAAAAGTGGTTTGTGTCTTGGACTCATATGAAATGATTTCGTCGTCAATTTGAATCAAACCATTTGATTCTGGAAAACCATCAGTAAAGTTACTATCTGAAGAAGTAACGATAGATGTATTCTGGAAGGTAATATCACCCTCCAAGATAGTAGAATTTTTAAGATTGAATAACTCATCAACCTTTACATACTGATCCAGATTCTGAATCAGGTCATATGTTCCACCTTGGTATTCTTGTGAAACATAATACTCCTTTAAAAAGTCTACAAGAAGTGGAAAGTCATCCTTTACATATTGAGGGACTTGACTCGCGATTATATCTTGAAACTTGACTCTATCTACTGCCATTTCTATTAATAGGAGTATGTTGTGGATTGTGTAGAACCAGCATTGCCAGTTGTAACAGTTACTCTAGTTGTAGTATTTGGAACATCTGTAGCAACAGGTTGTGTAATTGTTTGTGTAGATGTAAGAACAGGAGTTCCTCTAACAATACTTCCATTTAAGTAACTGGAGGTAACAATATAGTTACTACCTGAGACATCATCACCAGATGCAATTTGATCTGATACAGTATTGACTACAACATTGTTCGTATCCAATTGAAGATATAGATCCTGAAGTCCTATAACATCATTTGAATATGGAACAGCAGACACTTCAATAAGGGGTGTTGCTCTATTTACGCTAGTAGAAATGATCTTAATTGGGTTCAATTTAATCTCACCCTTTATGTAATCAATAATACCAATGTTCTGTTTGATAACAACTGGTTGAGAAGGTGAATTCAACTGAAACAAGAATATACTACCATTCTTTAGACCAGGATTTGGTTTATCACCTAGGTATACATCACCAGAAATACCACTTACTTTGAAAGCAGATGTCTTGATGTTATATCCAACAACAGTTCCATTAGAAACTGGTGAGTGTCCATGGTTCTTTATATAAAATCTATTACCAAAACATAACTCATATTCAGCAAATGCATTTAGAAGAGGTTCCAGATCTCTTCTCATCTGAACAGTAGTAATGTTAGATGTGATTGAAGCATGAGTATCATCAATAATCTTCTGATACTTACTAAACTTAAACCTAGCACCAAACTTATTCAACTCTGTAGAGTTGGCATAGGCAGTAATATTACTAGTTACAAGTGAACCTACTACACTAGGAGAAGGTGCTTTGTTCTCATTATAATAAACATATGAATCAGTCTCAACATAAAGATACTTCAGATCAACAATCTCATTAACAATACCTCCTACTGAATACTTTCTCAGTTGTCTTGTGATATCATCCTTGATAGTACTAGAAAGATAAACTCCATTCTCAGGTTTTACACTGATAAAGACCTTTCCATACTGTGGAGGAGTGAGTTCTTCACCACCAAATGCTGAAACAGATTCTGCTTCTTGATAGATTCTAGGTACTAATACTTCATAATCTGCTGCAGTTACTGCACGATTCTGTGATGCATAGATCTGAGGAGCATTCTTCTTAACAGATTCAACACTTTCAATAGCAGAACCACCAAAAGACTTATAATCTGTTGTAAGTAATGAGATACCAGATGTAATAGGTGCGTTATTATTATCTACTAACTGACCAGCAAAGGTAAATTGTGAGATATTATTACCATCATCACCACTTGATGTAATATATCCAACCTCTACAATATTAGGTTCCTGTAATTTTAAACCAAATGTACCATCACCAAACATCAATTCATATCTTTCATTCTCAATCTCTTGAATGAAATATACAGGTGAGGTAGAATTTACTTCATATAAACTACTGAACTGCTTAAATGTTCTTGTAATAGTAGATCCAGGACCCTCTCTTACTGATACTGTAATTAAATCAGTATCAATACCACTATTGGTAAGAATATATTTCTGATTAGGTGTCCTTGAACTTACATTAAATGATTGTGTAAGATGTGTTCCTTCATTGATTACAATAGTATCAAACAGTGCTAGTCCTTCACTATTGACTGCAACTGTAATATCATCAGGTATAGAGAACACATAACTGACATTAGCAAATCTATTAGAGGAAAGTGCTACAATTCCTTTCTTTAGTGTTACAGATACTGCTGTAGTTGCTGATGTATCAACTGAAAATGATATTCCTGCTTTTGCTGAGTTCCTTGACTTAGGAACATATCCTATATTTCTTGCTAAAGAAACAACATTCTCTCTTAATGTTGCTCCATCAATAAACACCTCATTGGTTACCATATTGGCATTGTATGAGGTGATGTAAGTATTATAGGCAAGTGTGTCTATAATAGTAGAAAGATTAGATCCTTCATAATCATAATCTGTGAAGTTTGAATTCGCACGAAGATAGTCCTTAATGGACGTCTTTATTTGATCAAAATCTAAATTGCTGAAATTAACTAACGGCATTTTACCTAGTGGGTTCTAATGCAAATGTGAGTTCTTGTGCTTGTGCATCCACACCTACAATTGTATATTGAATCTGTACATCAAAAGCATACTGTTCTGCATTGGCCTTGACTATAACATCAATCAATCTAACTCTAGGTTCATAGCTATTAATAGTATCACGTATTTGAAGATCAATACTAGCAGCAGTAAGTGCATCTATATTGTCAAATAATAATTGAGTCACTCTAGATCCTAATGCAGGACTGAATGGTCGCTCACCAGGACCAGTAAGAATCAAATTACGAATAGATCGTGCTATAGCATTCTCATTAGTTAATCCAATCAAATCGTAATTAAGTGGATTGACTAGAAAACTAGCACTAATA